CGATGTTATTCGTAGACAGGTACTTGGTATGTCGGGTATAGAGTTAGAAACTAAGTTTTGTAAAGAAATTGTAAGGAAGAGGAAGAAACATAGACCTCTACTGTGGAACTTTCAACAGCAATTGATTAGAGAAGCAACCAATACAGGCAGAGTAGAACTACCATTTACAGGACAATCTCGTTACTTTTTAGGGGGAGATAAGTACGATGTTAATGAGATTGTAAACTTCCCGGTTCAAACAACCGCAAGTAATACATTACTGAGCATTCAAAGTTGCATCCATAAATCAATGGTTAGCCTGAACGCTCGTAACCCTCATATACACATGTTCTTAAATATATACGATGCTATATACTTTGATGTCGAAGGTGTAGATGCAGCAGAAGAACTTACTAATCTTGTTAATGAAGCGGTAGAGTATGTGCAGTATTGTGGCTATTGGAGTATGATCTCTGATTACTACGGAAATGAAATACCATTAAAGTATGATTGGTCATGACAGAAAACGAACCTAAAATAATTAGTTATTTAAATGCTGGATATAGTATTGCTGTGGTAGCAGAAGAATTAGATGTCAAGAAGAGTAGGGTTTATACTGTAGCCAAGAAACACAATCTTCCCTTCAATTCAATCATTAAAAGTGGGGGTCCTAAAGAGAAAAGGATCTTAAGGCTACATAATTCAGGCTTTTCTCCTCAAGATATAGGTAGAATCTTTTCTCAATCACCTCAAAATATAGAAAAAATCATTAAAAGAAATAAAAAGATTAAGTGAAAAAGCAATGGACTATCATTCAGGACACACGGGAGAAAAAGCCTCTTAAGTTTCCTGCTAATCTCAAGGTATTAGATGATTCTTACCCCCCTCATAAGCAAAGGATGCTTACAGTAAGACTTCATACTGTAAAGGATAAGCTAGAAGCAGGTGACTATCTGTTGCAAGGACACGAGGACAACACTATAATTGAACGCAAGGGTAGTCTGCGTGAGATTGCCAAAAACTGTCTTAATGAAAAGGATCGTATCAGATTCATAAAGTCATTAAAGAAACTTCAGAGTGCATGCACCCATCCTGTCCTAATGTTAGAGGGGACACCCCTCGAAATGGAACGCCCATGCCAGAATGTCCCGAATCCTGCTTGTGCTATAGATGCCCTCATGAGATTGATGAGAGAATACAAAATAGAGATGATACTACTACCCGGAAAAACTTATACTCATAGGAGAGCGTGTGCCATTTGGGTAGCACGACTCCTCATAACTGGAGCTTTAACAAATGGCAACATTTAACAATACATTTATATTCGATGCACCTGCTATCGGATCACCCGCAGCCTCGTGGGGCTCAAACATCTTCGTAGTCCACGATAAAGTACTAACTGATGCTACTGGAGGAGCAACTGCAGCATGGAATCAACCCCATCAACTCGTAGCAAACTATGATAATAGTGCAGTTACATTAGGTCTTAACTCGCAAGAAATCATTGTACCTTCTGCAGGTCTAAGTCTTGAACTATATCTAACTTCAGATACTGCAGCCGACCACACCGTAACTATTGGTGTATGGGGTAAAGTACCTGCTAAAGAAGGTGTTACAGGTCTTGATCGTAAATGGCCAAATGATGTAGATTCTACAAATTATGCAGACCCTACTGATATGTGGATACCCCTTCAAAATTTAGAAGCAGTATGGGTAGCAAAAGACGGTCCATCACTTGCAACTGATCAAGCAGGGGTAGTCACCCTTCAAATGGATGCATCAGAAAACTTTCACTATGAACATGCCAATGAATGGTTTATGGGTCATAGAACGTCAGTATATTTAGCAGGTTGTAAAAGTATATGCGTAGGTGTTAAAGCAGATGATAGTGTTTCAAATGGTATGATACTAGGAAGGTTCGTAGGCTAATGGCATACGCATACAAAAAAGATAAGAAAAAAACGGGTACAGGCGGTGCCCAAAAAAGAACTGCCGGTAAGACTAGAAAAAGAAAACCTAAGAAAAAAGGTAAAGGATAAATCATGGCTAAGAAAAAAAGTAAAAAAAAATCGGCAGCACAAAAAATTAAGAGCGTAGCGGGTGCTAAACGAAGTGGCGGTCGAAAGTCACGAAGTAAAAATAAAACCAATGTCAGCCTAGGACGGTAAAGATTAATGCAATCAAATGGGTGGGATGAGTATAAGAGGCTTGTCCTAAATGAGTTAGAGCAGAATGGTCAACGTCTTCTCCGTATAGAGAAACGTCTTGGTAAAATTGACCAACATATTGTTGAACATAAAACCAAAATCTATATGGCATCTGGCGTAGTTTCAATAATATTTTCTGCTATAGTAGCCACCCTATTCAAATTCTTTTTGTCATGAAAAAACTCTTAACGATCCTTTCTCTCTCTCTTCTTGGAGGATGTGGTATTGATTCTCTCTTTAATACTCAACAAGTCAGTCCGTCTGGAATCGAATCCACTGTAACTGACGCAGCATCTTCCATAACCACAAACCTCTCAATGCTCTCGGGCATTGGGGGGATTTCAATTCTCGGAGGAATCGTATTACTTGTAGTCAGTGCAGGAAATAAAGGTTGGTGGCCTATTCTTGGTGGGATAGGTCTTATCTTTATGAATACATTACTACAAGAATACTTTCACTATATAGCACTTCCGATCATCGTAGCATCGGGAGTATTTTCAGCATTGTGGGCTATCAAGGCACTTGGTCAAGCCCATATTGTCAAACTAAAAAAAGGATTAGACAATGTTAACACTAGCAACAACAAATGATAGTTTTTGGATTACCATTGTAGCGTGTGCAATATCTTTCGTCGCAGGAATGTGGCTTAAGAATCGTATCATGTCATGGATTACTAAAGGTTAATCCCCACCCAACACAGGAGAAATGTTATGCCCCCAGAAATAGAAAACGTGCCGATCCCTACGGGACGTGGGCGAGAAGCCCAGAAGTGGATGGAGTATCACGGTTACGTTGATACGACTCCTTCCATTCGATCTTCAGACTATGAGGGGGTATTACACTGTCCCTTTCAATACTACCTATCCCGTAGGCTTGGTCTCTCGCCAGCCCTTCGTTGGTCTAAGGCACTCTCTAGAGGTTCGTGGTTTCATAAGAGACTAGAATCTTATAGGGAAACCCCTGAAGTAGCAGCACTTATTATGGACAAGATGTTGCAAGATCGATTAGAAGAACTTGAGGAAATATGCCAAAGAATTGGAATCAAAGGTGAATCTAAAGATAAGGTAATGGAAAGGGAAAGAAGGGACTTTTGGTGTGCTCTAGGTTGGTATGAAACCTCGATGCACTTAGAAACATATCAGAAGATTCCCACGGTATATGAATTCCTAACACAGGATCATTTCCAACACTTGGGTTCTGAGGTAGGTATCAGATTACACCTACCAAAGACCCATAAGTTGGGAAAGGTATCTCTTACAGCGATGTATGATACGCTTTTGTATCATAAGGAACAGAACCTAGTATTTATAGTGGATGCTAAGACTACTGCAAGTAGTCCTGAAGATAGACTTATGCTTTGTCCACTAGAATTTCAAACTCAACATTACATGATGGTCTTGAAATTTGCATTAGAAAATAAACTGTTACAATCAAAGTTTGATTTACCAGAGGACGTTGGAGTGGGGGGTATGATCCACATTGCTATCCAAAAGCCCACGATAGACTTCGGTATGAAAGACCGAGACTTTGAGGAGGTAGAACATACACTACAGCGTGGTCCTCGTAAGGGACAAGTAGAGATTCGAAGGAACTATGTAGGAGAGCCTCGCTTTGATAACTACATTACTAGATGTAATGATTGGTATCGAGGACAGGGGGAGTATGAACATAATGCTGAGAAGTGGGCTATATCTCCACCAATAAATTACAGTCTTACTTATGGATCTCTACTTCTAGATCAAGATTATCTTGATGAGTATCAGGGAAGAGTTAGTTTAATTAATCAATATGCTAAATGTAAGGCTTTTCCAAAGAACTTTCCAAGATCCGTATCTCACTTACAACAATTTGGCAGGATGTCACCTTTTACTCCTTTCTATATGACACCCCCTAAAGAGTGGACTGATATAATAGAGTCTCAATCTTTCATTCAGTTAGATAGAGATGAAGAAGTAGAGTTTTTAATAGACGCTTCGTGCACCGCCTCGCAATACGAAGGCGGTGCACTACGCACGGAAAGGAGTCAACATGGCTAGTAACCCACTACTAAAATTTAGAGATGAAATCCTGAGTAAAGTTGTATATCCCAAACTTTATGGAATATTAACCATGAATAAGGGAGACATTTCAATTAATGACTTGTGGAAAGAATTCCGTAAGTTATTTGAATGCTCTGTTTCTTTAAGGGAATTTAAAGAATGGTGTGGGGAGATGGGACTACATCAAGAACAAGTAATTAGGTGGGATATGCCCCCCACTCAACAAGTTAACCAAGAGCCGAAGGGATATATCCCCCGCTCAATGGATAAACCCACTCTAATGAAAATAGAAGAGATGAATTACAAGGCAAATAGAGAGGAAGTTTCTTCTCCAACCGATCCAGATATAAACTTTGACAACGAATAGGAGGGTCTATGACTCAAATACAGGACTTAGCGGTAGGAAAAACAGGAGTGCAGAAATATTCTGGCTTAGGTTTTTCAGGACAGAAGATGGTACATCCACCCGGACAACTACTAGGATTAATAGTAGGGATGCCCGGAACAGGTAAATCATCTTTCATGCAATCAAATCCCAATGCGTTCATCATTAATGCAGATGGAACATCAACAACAAATCCAAATCCTCAGGCGTGTATGTGGCCCGGTGTAACTCCTAACGGAGAACCGATGGATGTTAATGGACAGAAGATGGTTCTTACATGGGATGCAGTTGAAAGAAAAAAAGAACAACTCATTAAACTTTCAGAAGATAATAAACCAAGACCGCAAACGGTAGTTCTAGATAGTTTAGGACCAGCCATACAACTTCAAAAAGATTATGTTACTAAGAAGGCTGGTCGAGAAAACTGGAAAGATCTTGATGGTCGTCGTGCATGGGATGATGTCTACGATAGTCTATTAAGATTCTCGTTAGATCTACGAAGACACGGATACGGATTCTTCTATGTGTGTCACCTTGTAAATGCAAAGATTCCTCTAGGTGATGACCGATACACAATCAGACCCGAACTCACAATAACCGATTCGTTCTATAAGAGACTGTTCCCGATGTTCGAACTCGTCGCAGCATTTGAATCAGATTGGATATCAGAATCAAAACAAATACAAATGAAGGGTGTGGGAGGAAAACCCGGACCGAAGCGAACAGAAACTATTCGAACTCAAAAACATTTTATGACAATTAATGATGAGTCCCTTGCGGGTATCACTAAATGTCGTGTACAATTACCCGACCGTATTGAACTTCCACAGGAGTCTGCGTGGACTTCGTTCGAAGAACAATACTTAACCGCTCAGAAAAAGGATTAGCACTACTATGAGTACAAGCAATGAAACGAAGGCAATCTTCGCAAACATGCAAGCCGATTTTGAAACGGCAAAGGCTGACCAAGGAATGGGTTCCTTGGGCGAATGGCCAGCGAAAGGAGAACACGCTTGCTATGTTCTCGGTGTAAATGTATCGCAAGGTACATTCCGTCAAACAGATGATAAACAAGAATTCCCTGCAGTAACTGTACAATTCCATTATCAACTATGTGAAGACCCAGACCGTACAGAACCATTGATTTGGAATGGTGCTCCCATGACTATTCCAGTGGATTCTAAAGTACTAACTCATGAGGGTTCACAAATTCGTGCCCGTATTGAACTTGGTCGTCTCAAAGGTCATCTCAAAACCATTCTTGGTTATGAACCAACTAACCTTGAGGTAGCATTCGATGAATTAGAAGCCAAATTAACTGGCGATGCAACTGTTGCATGTGTGATTCGATGTCAGTATACTGAACGAGGCACAACCACTTACAAAAGTGAATATTGCCAAACACTTCTAGGGGGTTAATAACTCAGTACCCCCACTCTTAGGGCTCCCCGATTCTTCCCGATGACGGGAGCCCCATTTAGTAGGTACCTTCTGTAAAGTCATGTGCCTTTTGGCTGGGCTTGAACTATTATTGACACTCCTTTGTTGCATAGTTCAGACAGAGGGTATCTACTAATTGATTGAGTGCGTCCGGTAAAGCAGGATAAAATATAAAGCACACCTGCTTCAATCAATAACTCAACCTGTGATGCAGAGTATAAAAGCATCCGAGTGATGGGCGTAACCTATCCCAGTAACGGTCTGGAACAAAACCTGAAACCTGAGCACGTTGCAAAACTGCTCAACAGTGTTGCACCCGCTCTGTATAAACAAACGTTCGTTGGTGAACCGTACGGAACTCAGCATGATACTATTGGTGAGTATAAACAAGTATCCGAGTGATGGGCGTAACCCATCTACAATCTAAGGGAAGTAGTAGTATGGGTCTCCGTCGGTAACCAAGATAGAGCCGGGACGCTTGGACGCTACTACTTCCCACAATAATAGGGGTGGTAGTCAGTTGCCTTGGTATCAAAGCAGGATTAACCCAAAGGAACTGCCGCTGGCTACTGCCCCACCAATTGAACCCATGTAAAAACACAAGGAGAATCGTTATGCCAAATTGGTGTTTCAACAGAGTCAGAATTAGTCTTCATAACATGTCTGATGAAGAACGCAAAAAGTTTAGAGAAGAAACAAAGATAAGCATGGAAAATGAATGCGGAATTTTCTTTCCAAAACATATTGCCGTGCCCTCAAGAGTTACGAGATCATTCATCAGGAAGCTTCTGTACTGAAGAAGAATATGCTGATCAAGAACCATGTAAATTTGATGGTTCTCTAAGAATGACTAAGAAAATGTCTGAAAAATTCACAGAAAAGTTTGGTGCTAAAAATTGGTACGATTGGTGTAATAATAATTGGGGTACCAAGTGGGATCCAAATAGTACAGATTTTGATCAGAATGAAGAAGATGAAATACAAGTAAGTTTCGATACTGCGTGGGGTCCAGCCGGAGGAATCTATAATTATCTCGGGGAAACATATCCCAACCTATGTATCTCTTGGTTCTACGATGAACCGGGAATGGGATTCGCAGGGTACTTACCAGATTAAAGGAGAACACATGAATGAACCAGAGTATGATAAATACAGAGATGTAGAGATGTGGTATATATGTCCTACATGTAATAAGACATTCGAAGTAGATGAACCCGACAATTATTGTGAACACTATAAGGAGGATGAAGATGAGAAGTAAAGATACTAGACATGAAGAATATGTAGCAAGATTAGAACAAAAAGTTAAAGATCAAGAAAGAATTATCAAAGAATTACGAGAAGAACTAGATAACGCACAAACAAATTGGGGATTTAACCTTTGGGGAGATGATGACGAATGAAAGAAATACTATGTCCTGAATGTAAGAGTAATGAAATCGAAGCTACATATACTACTGATATACTAGTCAATGATATGGTTATCGAAGAAGATAAAGACCGTTCATACCGATACTGTGAAAGTACAGACCATTACTTAGATGGAGATTTTTCAGAATTTCTAATTTGTCTTCAGTGTAGTCACACTTGGGAAGATGAATGCTGGCATTTTGAAGACCATAAGGAGGAAGAATGATACATAAACTATGTGACGAATGTGGAACAATGGAATCAGTTGATTTCATGGTTACCATTGATGATGACATTTATTGTACTGAATGCCTTGCAAGAAAAGAAAAGGAAAACTCTTGTGTTGATGTCCATGTAAAAAGATATTTAGAAAAGTTAGAAAGGAATAATAATGAAACAAAGTAAATTTCACAGGGACATACAACCTTTACGGGGAGTTAAAAAGTGGGGGATTAGAGTACGAGGTAAG